AAACTATTTTCTAAAAATTTTTTATTTCCTGTAAAAAATACACCACATAATAAATATATCATATAATAAATAATATAGAAGTGTTTTTTTATAAACTTAGTTATTATAAGTTATCTGGAGTTTTATATGACAAATTCAAATAGTAAAGATATCAATTTTATAGGATATTTAGACAAACTTTTAAATGCCAATGTGATAACACAAAAACATAAGGACGCCATCTTACTCTTTATAACAGAGGTGAATAAAATTACTTCTCGTAGGATAGAGAATATACCATCATTACAGGCGGGTCCTGTTCCTGAAACGGGCTCATTTATGTTGGTTTGGAATAATGCACCACACCATTTTTCTATAGAGGTATATGAAGATAGTGTTTTTGAATGGTTTTATAAAAACCGCGAGAAGAAAGAGATGGAGGCTAAAGAGGATTTAGATATCAATACAGAAAATATACTTGCTATTAAGTCTTATTTTGAAAATATTTCAGTGAAAGCATAAAAATTTTATGAAACTTATTCCATTTGATACTCCTATAGATAGGAGTCTATTGGATTTATCTATTAAAAATTCAAAAAACTTTTTTTCTTATAAAGGTCAATTTCCCCCTTTACTTGTTAATAATCTCATTGATTCTTATTATTGTGGTGGGACATTATTAGACCCATTTTGTGGAAGTGGTACAGTTCTATATGAGGCCAGTAAATGGTCTATACCTGTTATAGGTATTGATGTAAACATTTCTGCTTATCTCATGAGTAGATTATTTATATTAATGTCATATTCTAAAACTGATAGAGAATTTTTTATTCGAGAGGCGTTTGAAGAGGCTAAAAGGGATAAGATCGCTTATGAGTCTAAAATTATCTGGGAAGCTTTTTTCGTGAGTAAAAGTTTTCACAAAAGTCTTGATTCTTCTTATTTTTCAGAAGCTATTCTATCTTTTCCTCTTGTTACATCGTCATTAGACGTATATCATACTGATGCCAGAATTATTCCATTGAAGAATAATTCGGTTGACTTTATAATAACATCACCCCCTTATATAAATGTGTTGAATTATCATCAATATCTTAGAAGAGAAGTAGAACTGTTGGGTTATGATGTCTTAAGTTTGGCTTATTCTGAGATAGGTTCTAATCGAGCAAATAGACAGAATAGATTTATTACAGTAATTCAATACTGTATTGATATAGAAGATGTTTTAAAAGAATTATACAGAGTGTGTAAAAAAGATTCTAGGTTACTATTTATAATCGGGAAAGAGTCTCGTGTATCAGGAGTCCCTTTTTACAATTCTGATATTTTTTCTCAACTTGCTGTAAGATCAGGTTATTTTAATATTTTATTAAAACAAGAGAGAAAATTTAAGAATCGATTTGGTAATGTAATTTATGAAGATATTTTACATATGACACCTAATTTTGGTAATAAGACAAGTATTGCTAAAACAGTGAGTAAAGAATTGCTTATAGATTCCAAAAATTTTGTTTCAGAGAAACATAAAACATTATTAGAAATGGCCTTAGCTTCTATAGATCATATCAAAGGAACGAGAGTATTATGTCAAAAGTAGTACATTGTTTAGAAGAACCTTATGATGTCTATATTGGTCGTGTTAATCGATATTATGAGCTGCCTAAGAGCAAATGGGCAAATCCTTTTTCTATCGGTAGAGATGGTAATCGAGAGGAAGTGATTGAGAAATATTTTCATTATCTGATGGATCAACCACAACTTTTGAAAGATCTTCCAGAATTAAGGGGAAAAGTATTGGGTTGCTGGTGTAAACCACTTTCTTGTCATGGGGATTTATTGTTGATTTTAGCAGAAGCATTTAGCGAGCTATAATTTTTTTGTCTTTATTTCTCAGAAATCCAAGATATTTTATTAATTCAGCTTCTTCTTTTTGTGTTAGCTTTTCATTCATAAAAAACTCAGAGTTTCCTAGCTTCTCTATATTTTGTTTCTTCAAATATCCAATTTTTTCCATCAATGCTTGATATGAGCATCCGTATGTCTCAGATATTATTTCTAGCATGGTTGGGGAAGGGGTTTGTATTTTCCCCGTCTCTAATTGACTCAGATAAGAATTTGATATTTTTTTATCAGATAACTTTTCTACTTCTCTAATTGTCATGTTTTTTGCCAACCTTATGTCTTTTATATACTGTCCGAACTCTTTTGAAGTGCTTCTTTTTATATTATCCAAGATATTTCGTCCTATTAGTGTTTTATGTTATGATTTTGTGTATGATATATAATCCCTTATTTACAGGGTTCACCTTGATATTTTTTTATTTTTATTAAGCACTTCTTTTTCATTATTTTTGTGGTATGCTTATTATATTGAGGCTTTATTAATAACAAATCTAGAAGGAAAAGATTATGACAAATACAAATACAAATACAAATACGAATAATATAGAAGTAAATGGAAAGACAGACGGTAACACAACCATTGTAAATGACACCTGGAGTGTTACTATTTTAGAAGAGTGTGGAAACACACGTATTGAATTTTCTTATAAACATACAGATTTTTGGAATTTGGTGGGGGTATTGATTTGTGGGAAGGTCACTTCTTTAATGATCTATAATCTGAGAAGGGGTCACGAAATCTTATTAGGTTTTCTCTTTAATGCCAACCAAATAAAAATTGATCGGGTTAAGAAAATGGAATTTGTGAGATATTAAACGAAGATTTTTGAAGGAGAATTCATCATTTTCTCCTTTTCTCAATTTCTCATATCAAACCTTGTTAGTTTCTTCTTCTGTAAACATTCTTATTATCTATTAATATCAAATCAAAAATTTATGAATTTATAGGAGTTTTTATGTTAACAGAAGAACAAAAGATGAATAAAAATTTAAAATATGGCACTTCTCGTGAAATAGTTAATAAGCTTAAGAGTGCTGATTTTATGCTATTAAATTTGGTCATAAAAGATGATACCTCTCTCGTTGGAATTGTATCTAAGCAAGATTTTGAGATCATGCATAATCTAGATGGAATTTTATTATATCACCCAAAATATATAAAAAGTCAAGCTATCTTAATGCAGGGAAGGTTTGAATATAAGTTAAATATCAGACCTATTGATATTTTTGAGGGAAATGTTGAATCTATCTTTATTACAAAAAAGAAGATAGAAGAAATGTTATTCGTATTCCCCGCCGGTAGAAATACTCTGAAAAATTATGAGGATAGCCTTCAGAATGATCTATCTGTTGAATCACCTATTTTACAAAATGCCCCCCTAGATACTTCTAAATTGCCATTCAATCCTTCTGATCTAAAAAGGGTAAAATAATGGGTTTAAATATAGGCATAGATTATGGTCATACAATTACAGATTACCCTGAGTATTTTTCACAGCTAACAAAATATTTGAGGGGATGGGGTTGTAAAATTCACATTATATCTGGTATGCCCCCACCTGTTGAAGTAAGTAAGGACTTGATTAAAGCAGAACTTAGAAGATATAAAATTGATTGGGATTATTTAGATGTTCATAATGATAGGGAACACACAACAGAAGATAAGCATAAGGGTAAATATTGTTTAGAACATAAGATTGATCTTATGTTTGACGATGACAATAAACCGGGTGGCTATATAGAAGATATTAGGAAGTGGTCACCTCTAACAAAAATAATTGTTGTAAAAGAAATCAAAAACTTGTGAGGAAAAATATAATGGAACTTCCCGTGGGATTAAGACCTGTGGATTTGGAATGGATTTTTATCAAAACTTCTAACCTTTTGTCAAAAGCACACCCTAAATTATGGAGAGAAAAGTCTGTTCTGGGGATTGGTATAGGAAGTACTTTAGGTGTAGAACTTTTGATTAAATTAGCAGGGGCGAAAAAGGTCGTGGGTAACGATTGGTTAGATACTGTTTCTAAAGATCAGAATATCTATGATGCTCTAAAAGAATCTGCTTTAAAACGATTACCAGATTTTGTGGAAAAATCCAGGGGAGGACCGGCCTCTTTAGAAGAAATTTCAGAGTTATTTGATAATCCATTTATATCTAAAAAAGTAGAGTATCAACCAAATGTTGATATGACAAAGACTCTTTATAAATCTGGTGAGTTCGATATTGTATATTCTCATGCCACAATCGAACATTTTAGGTCTCCTGTTGCCTGTATCCTTGAGATGGCTAGAGTCTGTAAACCGGGTGGATTTCAAGTACATTGTATAGATTTTGGTGATCATCGTCTAGGTGTTTCAAATAGAAATATCGACCATTTAAAATGTAATGAAGATGAATGGATGAAACTTCAAGATACTGTTAATAATAGTACGTATGTTAATCGTATGAGATTTTCAGAAGTTCTGGAAATAATGACCAATGAAGGTCTATCTGTGGTTTTTGTGAACCAGCAAAGGTGTAAAATAGCTAACAATTTTACGCGGATAGATTTATCTCCAGATTTCAGAGGTATTTCAGAAGACGATCTCACAACAATAGGTTGTGAAATGGTCTCGGTCAAGAATAAGCCATTACCTGATAATTATCTTTATAAACAGATCAAAAGTTTCAAGAGAGGAGGGGATGTTAGAAAGGCTCGGTTTATTGAACAGGAAATAGAATTGAGAAATATTCCAAAAAAATAGACGAGGAAAATATTATGTTTGACCATAACTTAGCTATAGATAAGATAGAAAATAGTTTTAATAAAATAAAGGAAGGTATTCGATGATTTATCGAATGGTCCTTCTAGTTATTATTTTGAGAAGATGAAAGAATATAACAAAGCATTATTTGAGAAGTTTAACCCAATTCCTTTAGGGAGTAGAGTTATCTTGATAAAAGATGTGATTGTTAATGATAAAATGAATACGGGCTATACTTCGATAGCACATTGTTTAAAAAAGGGTGCTATGGCGACAGTTAAAGAAGTTGATTATAGAAAAAATGGTTTTGTCTATGATATCATTTTAGATAAAGAGACCTGGTTAGACAGGCAAGGTGTAGAACATGACATTTTAGATAAGGGTCATGTTTGTCTGTCTGAAGAATTTTTGGCTATTATTTGGCATGAACCTTTAACAGCAAAAGAAGTCAATATTAAATATAATATTATTTTAAGAAAATGCCCTTGTTGTGGTGGTGAGTATTTATACAATTAATCAAAACATAGTAATTTATAGAATTTTATAGACATGAATTAATTTACAAGCCACTACAAATTTTTAACAGTATGGTTATATCATACATATGAAGATAAGAAATATATATTATACAGAACAACAGATAAAGAAGTTAGAAGAAGAGTCTAAAATCATGGGTATAACTGTATCAGAGTTGGTACGCCGTATAATTGATGATTATTTTAAGATAAGACAGCAAGATGATAAAGATATAAGAACTTAAGATGCAATTAACCGAAAGACATATAATTACAAAAAATTCTCCTTATTTTAAGGAGGTGGATGATTTGTGTTTTAGGTCTAAGAACTTGTATAATAGGGCTAATTATCTTATTAGACAGACATTTATAGAAACTTCTAAGGAAGTAGAGGCTGGTGTACAAGAACATGCTTTATGGTTAAGATATTATGTTTTGGATAAGAGGGTTAAGGAAGAAAAATGGGAAGAATATAAACTATTACCGGCTAAAGTAAGTCAACAAATTTTATTATTATTGGATAAAAATTGGAATTCTTTCTTCCAAGCGATGAAGTCTTGGAAGTTAAACCCTTCCAATTTTTTGAGCCGACCAAAACTTCCAAAGTATAAAAATAAAGATGGAAGAAATATCTTAATATATACGGTTCAAGCCCTTTCTTCTAAACTATTAAAACAAAGTATTATCAATCCTTCTAAAACTTCGATAAAAATTAAAACAAAAATATCTCAAGAGTTAATACAACAAGTTAGGATAATCCCAAAACTTGGACATTATGTGTTGGAGGTGATATATGATAAAGTAGCAATGCCTGACAAAGATTTAGATATCAACCGCGTAGCTTCTTGTGATTTTGGTGTTAATAACTTAGCCGCGATAACTTTCAATCAACTGTGCTTAAACCCTATTTTGATTAACGGTCGAGCCTTAAAGTCTATTAACCAGTATTATAACAAGATCACATCATATTTAAGATCAAAGCTTCCTAAAAAGGTTTTTCTATCTAAGAAGATCATAAAACTCTTAAATCGTAGAGAGTTCAAGATCAGTAATTATCTTCATCATGTGAGTAAATTTATTGTAGAAACTTGTGTTAAAAACACGATAGGAACTCTTGTTTTGGGTAAAAACATAAATTGGAAACAAGAGAGTGATGTTGGTAAACAAAATAATCAAAATTTTTTGAGTATACCTCATGATAAATTAATTAAACAAATTGTGTACAAGGCCAAACTTCTAGGAATAAAAATAATTTTACAAGAAGAGAGTTATACATCTAAAGCGAGTTTTGTAGATAAAGATGATATACCAATTTATGGTTCAGAGAATGGGAAGGTTAGCTTCTCAGGAAGACGTGTTAAGGGTAAAAGAGGTTTGTACAAAACAAAGTTAGGTGTTTTGATCAATAGCGATGTTAATGGCAGTCTCAATATATTAAAAAAAGCAATCCCAAAAGCTTTTGATAAAGTGTATGGGATAGGGGTTTTTGTAGTTAACCCACATAAGATCAATCTGTGTAAACAATTTATTTAGAATAAACTTCTATATAAATTGGAACTATATCGGACCGCTTTTAGACTATCTTCCATGAACCTTAAAAAAGTTTACCAAGGACGCTATTAATAATCCCCCCAAAAATATAAAAATAAATGACATTAAACCATTATGTGGGAATATAGAGATACCATCGGGGCTGGTAACTTCAACTTTTCCAGTATCTCCAGTATCTAATAGGGTCTCCCTCAATTTTATTAAGACATTGGATTCTTCTAACTGTGAAACATTTTTAGGTAACTTCTCTAATTTTTTGTAAGAAGCTCTTAAATTTTTGTACCAAAATCCAACGTCTTCTTTTGGAGTGTTGTAGATAATTGAGGTGTATCCTTGTGTATAGCCGGATTTTTCTATATATTTTAAGGCCGTGTTCAATTCTTGCTTAGCCAGTTCTAAGGTGTTTGCATCAGAGGAAAGTTTTAAATGACCCTCGATATTAACATCAAAAATAATACTGTTAATGATCCTAAAAACAATACAGATTATTAATGCAATTAGGGTGATATAACAATAACGGGCTTCTTTTGATAGAAATGGATCATTGTGTTTTTTAACAATGTGGAATTTTTTCTGTAATTTTTTAGCTTCCTCATAAGATTTTTCGTGTTCTGGGCTCATTTTTATATCCTTTTTGTTTACAATTTTTTATAAAAATATTTTTAAATCTATTTAATTGAATTTCTTCTTTGTTCATTTTGTTTATCAAACTCGATCCATTCTTCTTTCGTTTTTATCTGGACTTTTTCTAATCTTTTTATTGTCCATTCATTATAAAGGGGTGATAATTCACACCCCAACCAATTTCTTTTTAATTGAGTTGCAACAACTAAAGTAGTACCTGATCCAGAAAATGGGTCTAATACAAGATCATTTTCGTTGGAAGAGGCTAATATTATTTTTCTCAACAGCGCTTCTGGTTTTTGGGTCGGATGTGGTGTTTTTTCTTCCATTCCATTACATATTGTGGGTATTTCAATAACATCTTTTGGTTTTGCACCTAAAGGGTTTGGTGTCCATATATCGTTTCTTTTCCTTTTATTATTATATTGGCTTGTTTCAGCCTGTGAATGTTTGGGATATTTTAAAGTATGATTTTTATAGGGAATTCTAATGTCATCAATATTAAAAGTAAATCTTTTATCTTTTCTTAGATGTAAAATACTTTCATGAGACCTTCCCCAATCTGAGCCTAAATTAGCTTTATTTTTATAATGCCAAATTATCCATTTACAATTTTTAAAATATTTCATTGCAGGATGTTTTAAATCAGCTAAAATTTCAGTGAAACCGCAGATATATAATGTCCCATTCGGTTTGAGTATTCTCGAAGCTTCTTTTATCTATTTAATAGACCATTGAATATAGAGTTCTATGCTTTTAAATTTATCCCAATAAGCTTTTTTTATATTATAAGGAGGATCGGCAAAAATTAAATCAATAGATTCTTTTTCAAGTTCTGATAACCATGAGATAGAATCTCCTTCATAGAGGATATTCCCCTTATTCTCATATCTTATAATGGTATAATTCTCCCCTCATTATCTTTTATACCAATCACTTTGACACAGGCATATTTAAGATTATGATTTTTTAGCCAAGTTTCTACCATCATATCTCGGACAATTTCTGATGAATAGTCTGGATGTCTGCATAAAAATAGAAAGGCTTTAAAATAATAGCTAGATGGGATACAGAAACAGGCAGTTAAATCTCTGGCTTTTTCATCTCTAACACGGCATATAAAATCTAATCTAGAGTCTGTGCTGCATCTTTTTTCTGGATTGCTAACATATTCTTGTTCATCAGAAAATCCAAAGCCAATGTTTATATCAGGTATCATTTTTTCATCTTTTAATTCTCTTTGGTTGTTACACAGTTTTTTGAGACATTCGTCTTATGGTGAAGTCAATATCATAATTGAAGATTTCGGTAAGGCTTAAGATAACTTCGTGGTTATCTGGTGATATTCTCTCTATTGTGGTTCTTGTCCTTATTTTATTGTTAAAGCTTTCACTCCTTGGTTTTTGGTATGTTCTTAGACTTCTTTCATCTGATTTATCCTGTGTACAGAGGATAAAGGTGACTTCTGGGTATTCTCTGATGAGTTTGTTTATTCTATATTCGGTATAATTACTCTCAAGGAATTCTATCGACTTCACTTCTTCAGTAATTTTCTGGGTTTCTAGAATATCATAGCTATCAATAAATATAACAGCATCGGGATTTTCTTTTAAGAATTTTTCTACCTCAGATAAAGTGCCTGTGGGTTCATGAATAACCCCAGAAAATTTTATATTATTAGGATCCATATACGCTTTTATTTTTTCTCGTTCGGGTATTGTTAAATCATTTGTTTTTATCCTAAAATAATCAATTCCCGTTAAATTAGATATGAGCATTTTCATTATATCTTCAGCATACATTTCAACGGGCATAAACATACATTTTCTTGTATTGTTTTGCATGATGTCTAAAAATAGATTTAGCATAAAGGTTGATCTACCACTTCCATGTTTTCCGTGTACGAGGTGTATACCTGGTTTATCTAATTTCTCAAAAGTGTCTTTAAAAATTTGAAGTTTAAACATTATAAGTTTTCCTTTTGATAGGTCATTAATTGTTAATAATTTCTACAAAATTTACAGACTCTAAATAGTTTCCGGTAGATGTTCCAAACCATCTTATGGTCACAGAACCTTTTATGGTAGAGAGTTTATAAAAAGTTAACGGAGTTTGGTCAACACTATAAACATTTCTATAGAGTGCAACAAGGAATTTCTTCGACTTTTTTAGGTTTATCATTATTATAATTCTCAATTGTAACCCCAAAACCCGATGTTTCATCCCAGATTATAATAAGGTTGAGGCCAAATTTATCTGATCTGAGAATTATTTCAGCACCCGTGATAATATCTAGAGTCGTTATAAAATCTATCAGTTTATCCCAGAATTCTTCTTTGTCAAAGGTCTCTTTCATAAATACATTTAATTCTTTTTTGTGTTCAAATAATTTAGCTTTTAGAATTTCTTTGTTTTTTCCCATTACATTTAATGCTATTTTCTTCATAAAATCTTTTCCTTGTCCGGTTATAATTTTTAATAATATTTGAGACGTTAAAATGCTTTTGTTATTTTTACAGACTTTTTCCATTTCCTGTAAAATAAGATAAATGACAAAGTTTAATAAAAATATTTATGGAGAAATGATATGAAAATTAGAAAAGACGATGAGTTAGGTATTCGCATGAAGTCTTATGAGCACATGACAATCCCAGAGAGGTTTATACCGTTTTTACCGATCATCATAAGAGTTGATGGTAGAAGTTTTTCTGGATTTACAAGAGGTCTCAAAGAACCTTTTGACGAAAATTTTTCGGATTGTATGATTGAGACGACAAAAGCATTGGTAGAAGAAGCTAATGCTCTGATGGGTTATACACAATCCGATGAGATATCGCTCTTACTCTATGAGGATAATATAAAATCTCAATTGTATTTTGGAGGTAGAGTTTTTAAAACAATATCAAGTTTGGCTTCGACAGCAACCTATGTCTTTAACAACTCTCTATTACCAAAATATCTTCCGGAAAAAGTTGGGAAGTGGGCTCGTTTTGATTGTCGTGCTTTTAATGTCCCTACCAAGGATGAGGCTGTTAATGAATTCTTGTGGAGAGAATTAGATGCCACAAGAAATAGTATAGAGGGTGCAGCAAGGTCTGTTTATTCTCATAAAGACTGTTTCTTAAAAAATTGCAGTATGCTTCAAGAGATGCTTTTTCAGAAGGGGGTAAATTGGAATGATTATCCAGACCGATTTAAGAGAGGAACTTATATTCAAAAAAGATTGGTTGAAAAGCCATTTACAGAGGAAGAGATTGAATATTTTCCTGAAAAGCATAATGCCCGTAAGAATCCTGATTTGGTTATAAAAAGGCATGTAATATCTGTGATTCAAATGCCTCCTATTCTTAAGGTTGTGAATAGAGTTGGTGTGTTTTTCAATGGAGAAGAACCTGTTGTTTTAGAAGAAAAAACAGAAAATAATCGGGGTGTTTTATGAGTTTAATTACAAGCATGATGATCTTGATAAAGATAAATCCGGGGGATGAGCCTGAGAATCTTGATGAATTTATTAGATATGTTAATGATTATGTGAGGAAGCATAATAATAATCAATGTTTTACACGAGTTTCTAAAGAAAATTTAGGGATGTTTGATTCTTGGACACTTCTTTGTGGAGATTTTAATCATTTTTCTCCATCTATCAACAAATTTGCATGGTTTCTTTTTAATGAAACCCCCGCAATTTGTAGAATTAAGTCTAAAGTGATGCTAATCGTTTCTAATGAACATTGGGAACACATGAAGACCTTCTATAGGGTGGATTACATGAAATATGAAAATATTGTTGGTTGTTCTGATGGAATGAGAATACTAGAAGATCCTGGAAAGTAATTATATGAAAAATACAGATATTCTAATTTTGATGAAGGGTAAGATCGATGATTTAGAAAATTATTATAAATTTTTGTCAGACACAAATGATTATTTATATGAACATAATAAAGAATGTTTATATAAGACTTCTAAATATACTATGCATTTACAGCAAGATGTATGGTCTGGCAATTTTGAGGATTTAAAACCTTCTATTGATGAAATTGTTTGGTTCATCTTTAATAAAACAACCGATTTTAAAATGAAAAAAATGTATATGACGATAATGATTAATACAGAATACTTATCGATCCCTTTATTTTATAGGAGCATTCCTTATAGCGATTGTGAAAATGCTTTATTTTGTAAAGGAGCTCAACGTTTATTGGTTAAATATCCTTTTGGGTTTACCAATCCAGATGATTATTCGGTGAAAATGGGTTTGTGAATATATCTTATAATCAAAGAAGGATTTAAGATACAACTTTCACATTTTATTGAAAACAAACAAAAAGACTTAAAGTGGTAGATATGTCGCACAGGTCAATATCTTACTATTATAACTAATGATTTTATTTTAAAAGATACTTGAATTTTTAGAGATGTGATTAATTTATAAGAAAAAGTGTGAGAAATTAGAACAAGATTTTATTTAATGCGTATTTTCCGTTTATAGGCTGTTCTAAGATATTTTATAATAATTCAAACGGGAAATAAGGAATACTATAATGGTTACTGTAAATTCTATGAAGACTTTTGTAAATGTTAATGGTGAAAATTGTAAGCTTGTAATAGGAAACAAGTTTATAGGGTTATCTTTAAAAAAATCTTTGATTAACACACCACCTAATTTTTCCAATAAGTTGCTTCTTATGACCTCAGAACTCTTTAAGGAAGATATTTCTGTGGTTGTAAACGACAAAAAAATAGCGATTGTTTATAGTCGTAATTGTAATTCATACATTGATAATATTGGTGTTAGTGGGGTCAACATTATAGAGAGTCGATTAAAAGATATAATGAAGCAAATCATTAATCTTCTAGGATCTCACAAGGATATTGACCATGACAACTATTTCTTCACAGGATCATGTTTACCACGATATTCCAAAATCATCGATCGAAGCAGTCTCAATTAGAAATATAGCTAAAGGGAAAGATATCACAAAAGCCGCAGTTCAAGCCTACATCGCCTCGTTTTTGAATACCAAAGGGTCAAGAAGAAACATCTTAAATTTTATAGCACCATTCACTGGACAGTACATAACCGACAAAAGTTACGAGCAGACAAATGACGCTACAAAACGACATATTCAACTCGCTCGTTATTTTGGTGAGTTGAAAGAAAGACTTCCTGCTATAATAATCGTTGATTCTGGGGCCACCCCCCAGAGTTCTTTGGGTGGAAACCATAAAAGATATAGAGATGGTACAAATATTTATATTCAGATAAATAATGTAATGACTGTCCCTTTAGATATAGCTATTGCTATATTGGGGGATGAGGCTGGTTGTAATAATATGTTAAGCGCTCTATCCTTGATATTTGGAGAATTAAGAACTCTTGTGGGTGGAAATGTCTTGAGATCACCTAAACCAGGTGAAAATTGGGAGGTGAGACTTCCTTTAACATTTTCTACTTCAGCAGTAAGTTCCCAAAATGTCACCGATGACCAAAAAGATGTTATATGGAATGCTACTTTATCCATAGAAGCTGAGTATGAGGGTGTAGAAATATTGAAGTATACCATGGATCAAATGAATTTTGTACCCTATTCGAGATCTCAAGAATTCGGTTATACTCGGGATGATGCTCCAGATCAAGCAGATTTAGGGGGAGATTTTTATGATGGATTTTTAACAGGACCAAATACAATGAAGTTAAATTCTCCCACATACATAACATTTAGGGAGGGGCAATATCCATCGGCAGACATGCAGCTAAGGATATCAGATTACCGTATAGCTCTTTTTGATCCAGACACCTTTCTTGTCACACCCAGAAGGCCAGGAGCATTCACAGTCTACTTAGAATATAAACCTACTTTAGAAGTTTTGACTTCTTTAGATATTACAGTAATTCTATAAAACCGCCATGAATCAGAAATAACAAGTCATTTTATCTTCCTAAATCTTAATAAAATCAAATACCTACTAAGACATTAAGCTTGTGTGATTAATTTATAGATTGCCCAGACCGATATTGCTAAAAATTTAACATACGTGGTTTTATCCTATTATAATTTTATACAGAAACCATGCTCGTTCCACAAAATAGAAGAATTAGGAGGCAAAATGTCTACATTATCCACAAGCACATATACACTCCCGGGTGCATATATTGGGAAAATTATTGAGCCTAACGTTACAGTCTTATCTGGTATACCTAGATTGCCCTGTTACGTTGGAAAAGGGAGTCGTTTAGCGACCGTTAGAAATGCAGCTATTAGGAGATCTTATAAATCAGATGTTGAATTGACATTTTCTTCGAGAGCACCTTTTCAAGCTCCATTGACTTATTATGCAGATGGAAATCAAGAGTTAGCAAGACTTTATGATAGTAATGGTGCTGAAATTGATAAAAATAAATGGCAGTTTAAATTATCTGGAAGTGATTATTCTATTGTTGAATTTGATTCTAGATTTTATGATTCTACAAAAACTTATTATATCGATTATCAATCTGTAGACCGTACAGTTTTAGATCCTACCCCTTATGAGGATATCAGGACGGTTGATAAGGTATCTGTGACGACAGATACAGAAGAATTTGTTGAATATGAAGATTTTATCGTTGTAATGACCTATGATGAATATACGGTAGAAGAAACACAGACAAAACATGATAAAGAGGTTTCTGCTATTGTTCATACTGGAACAGGAACATTTACTCATTCTTTGACTGGAACACCTACTCATAAATATAATAGATATTACAAAGTGACATGTATTAGGGCTGTAACAGCTTCTATAGGTGGAGTACTTTATTGGTATTCTGTGCCTATATCTGGTGGTAAACTTACAGATAGTCCAACTCTAGACCCAATACAACCACAAAATCCTGTTGATATCACAGATGACCTTGATTATAACCTTCATATTCTTAATGTGGAGGCCAATAAAGTTGCAGATCAAGATTTTCTTTTGGAGAATGGTATAACCCTAAGAATAAATACCAATGCCGGTGCTACAATTGTTCTTAATGATACTTTAGAGTTTAATTCTTATGGACCAGGTATTTTTGAGAGAATAGAAGAATATTCTAATGCTAATCAATATCCAGAAGCATATGATTCTATTGAAGAAACTTCTGCTTTGACCAAAACAGGGGAATGGGGGACAGTTTTTGGTGATGCTATAACTTTAACAGCAGATCATATTGCTGTAGCTGATTTAAGTACTTTAACTGTGACCTGTATTGATGAAGATGGTACATCGACACCTGTAACGACTGCTAAATTAGGTGATGGACCCTATCCTGAAGACATGCATCCTGTTGAATTGGCAGCTGATGTACAGGAAAAAGTTAGGGCGGCAGGTGCAGGTGTAACTGAATTAGAAGAATTTACTTGTGTTTATGACCCTTCTGTTGGTACAGATGGGGCATTTACATGTAGAATCGGTGGTTCGAGTTCTGGAGCATCAGCAGCACAAAGAAGTTTAACTATTGCAGATGCTGTTGGTACAGTAGGTGCATCTATGAAGTTGACTGCTGCTACAAAAAAATATTCATCGGGTGCAAACTTAACCACAAATGCAGGTTTATCCATTAATGCGACTTCTGCTTATACTGGGGATTATAACAAAAATTATAAACTTAGAGTTGTTTCTGTTAACTCTGGGACAGACACAGCAGTTGTTTATTGGACTTCTTATGGGACAAATTTGGATTCTTCAACATTAGGTTTTAAATCAGGTTATTTTACACTTGATTGGACAGATCCGACGGATGTTGTTAGGGTTGAAATTGAAGAAGGTATTTATGTTGATTGTGACGTTGATGGTTCAACCAAGATATTACAAGTTGGGGATTCTTGGACAATAGCAGCAAGATGCCCTGTTTTTAGAATTACAGCAAAAGACACGCGTGATTATACAATTACAGTAGCATCTGTAACCCCCGCCGGAAGTGATCCCACAAAAAGTGGAACGGTAGGTATTTCTTATTATACGAGTACCCCCGAGGGTGGTTTTGGTTCAACCACATTTAACAATCCCGGTGTTTTAGGGGATATGTCGGCTAATACTGAATTAAGAACCCTTTCTGGTAATTTTGTTATTGCATGTAGAAATATTGCGGGTGATATTAGGCATTCTGTAACTGTTTCGGGTGCTAATGACAAATGGTCTACCGGTTTGGTAAACACCAATTATATTGATTGGTCTTTAGGTGAAAGAGTATCTGAAACTTTTCAGACTTCTGATATTTTACATGATGTCTATGGGAACATTACGGGGTATGCCGATACCTACTATGTGATATTAGCCCATACTGTTTTATCGACCTTAGATGTTGTATCTATCGTTAAAACTGGAAATATTGTTATTTCAGGTTCTATATATGGAACATCTGGTTCACCCTATTTATGGTTTACCACAGATCCTGGTGCTGCAATTACTGTGACCTATGATCATCGTGGTGATGAGCCAACCCCGGGGGATATATATTATTTCACGGCTTCTTATGTAAGACCATCAACGAGTTACGACTCTCCTTTTAGAGTTCTTACCCGAGATGACGCTTTTACATTATTGGCCCCCGCTGCTTCTGATAATGATCTTTATATTATGGCTGATCTTGCTTTTGATAATGCTGTATCGGGTATTTATGTATGTCAAGCATCTGATTCAGACCTTGATGGAAATTATACTACTCAAGATTATAAAAGAGCCATAGAAGCCACAGAAGGACAACCAGAAGTAACTGATCTTATTGTTTTGAATAAAGCTTCTGCTCTTCCTGATGCTATAGCATCTAATGTTCGGACGAGTAACCCCTTTGCTAGAAAATTTAGAATGTTATGGTGGGGATGCTCAACTGGAACAACAATAGGGAGCGAGACAGAATCAGGTACTTTGATCTATACTGCAAGGAAAACCCTTCAAGTTTATGGGAATTCACCAGCGCATGGTACAAGAGTATTGGTAGCACCCACGACAGCTACAAAGACAATAATACTTCCAACGGGTCAAGCTTATGCATGTCCTCTTAATGGTTCTTTTGTTGCAGGTCAAATAGCTGCTTTAAATGCTTCTTTTTCTGAACCCGCAGATACCCTTCTTTGGAAGACGTTGCCTGGTTTTGATGAGATAGAGGTATATACCACTCCAGAAAATATTTTATTAGGTGGGGCTTCTATATTATTTATGGAAGATATTGGTTCTGGTGTGTATCGATGTGGTGAATCTATCACAGTAGATACGAGTTCCATTGAATATCATGAAGTATCTGCGATGAATCAACAAATATATGTTACTGCCTATGTTAGACAGTCTGTTGAAGAAGCTGTTGTATCAATGGTACCTGATGGTGTTCCAGACGGTCTTGCTATGGTTCGCGGGGCGGTTGTTTTAGCTCTTAAAACATTGTTAAGCCAGAATAAGATTGCTACATATGAGGACGATCAAGGAAATGAACGACAATTAAATCCGATTACAGATGTTATTGTATTTAGGGATACAACAGATAGAACTTTATATCACTTCAAGTATGCCTATTACCTCAGATATCCTATCAAAAGATTATTTGGGCTTTATACAGTAGACTCTAACAATTTTGCGAACGCTTAATAGGAGGGGAAGATGATAGATTATAATAAAATAGTAGAGAGATTAGATATTGTTTCTCAAGAATTTGAAAATAAAGGTTTCAAAGACTTGAGTTTTGAGTTAGATGAAATTTCACAATCTCTTTTAACAGAAAAAGATGCAGAAAATTCGGGTGATGATATTGATTCAATAAAGGAATCAGTATTTTTTTGGGTAGATCAGTTAAGAAAAGATCACAAGGATTTTGGAGATTTAAGTTTTGTTAAAAGATATCTTAATAAAAAAGTTGGGGATAAAAAAGCTTTAGCTTCTCTAAGATTATTGGATAGTTTAGACGAAAAAAAATATGCTGTTTTAATCTCTGAATATGTTACAGCCTGTCATAAGGGAAGTTATGCCACGATCGATAACAGTAAAGTTCATCCAGCTGCTTTGCATATGTGGGGAAATAGAGCATCTTTTAATGAATCTGATGAATGAGTTTTTCAATAACCACCCTCAATTTTTAGAGATGATGTTTATTTATGACCTATGATAATTTTTCTGTTTGTGTTAATTGCCTTTCCCCCTGTTGTGCATTATACGCCATAAATGTTACAGATAAAGATATTGAACGCATAATGCACATTGTGGGTAAGTCTGAATATTTTGTTAAAACTTCTCGGTGGGGTTTTCCTTACACACATCAAGTAAGGACTAAAAAGATAGATAATTGTGATGGTTGGTGTTATTTCACAAATAGGGTAGCTAAAGGACATTATAATTGTGGAATATATGAATATAGACCAGAAGCCTGTAGAGCATTTAGCCCCATTAATTGTCCTCATTATTATAAATATGAGGATGGTTTGATTGAAGTAAAAACAATATTAGCACATTTAAAATCAGAGACTATGAATAAGTCCACAAAATAAAGTGGTTGGTTATTATGAAAAATAAGAAGACAAATTCAGAAAAAAGATAATTTTTTAGATAAAGAATATTTGCTTTTAAGGAGACAATATAATGGCAAGTAACCCACATGGTGTTAAAGTTCAAAGTTTAGATTGGAGTCACAAATATGCTCCAACCACGATGACCTATCATGGCATCGTGTTAAAAATGGATGGAAGAGAAGTAGGCCGTATAACAAGCTGGAATCCTCAACCTTATGGACGAGATGGTGAGCATGTTTATGAGTTGTCCAAAACTACTTTTGGCCGACCAGTAGATTATGTTCCTGGAAAAAATAATACTTATACTATATCATGTAATCGTGTTGAAGTATGGCTCGATGAATTTGAGCGAGCGATTGGCTTTGATGATGTATGGGTTGATCTTTGTGATCAGAGAAGACCTTTTACAATTACAGAAACTCTTTATAAGGGTGACGTGAGATATAGAGAATGGACTTATACAGGATGCTGGATCACGAGCAAAAACCCCGATGCGTACGACGCTGAGGGTAATGCTAAAATTATAGTTTCAGCAGAAATTTCTTATGTAGCTCGTACAAAAACCTTATAGAGTAATTTGGGAGACTTATTATGAATTTACGAGAAAGAATAGAAGCGAGAAAAAAGAGACAAGCTTCTTTTAATACTTCTTATGTTAGAGTCTACCATGAAGATCCATTGCGCCTAAAATTTCTTTATGGTCTGGAAAATACAGAATCTTTAAATGACTTGAATATAAAAACAAGTAGATTGAAATTGTCTGTTAAAGCACTGCTAAAAAGTGCTTCTGGGAAATTTACTATTTCAAGTTTGAAGACCTTAGAAACCGGTGTTATCTTTGTCAAAGGTATTCACGGTGTTTTAGATGGAATGTATTTAACAACTGATTATTTGATAGAGTTTCAAGATTTTGAAGGTATTGAAGAATTTGTAAATAATTTATCAGTATATGAAGATGAATTCAAGGTGCAGATAGCTAGTTGATGAATATTTTATTATATTTTCTCGCCTTCTATTATATTCAATATTTGTTTTAATTGATCTTCTGTCAGAGAATGTTTAATATCTTCAGTATTATATTTTTCAAAGAATGCTTTACAATAATTTACAAGTTTTTCAATTCTCTTTTTCTGAATCATATCCACATTTACAACAATTATAAATGGTATGTTCTTTAAAGCCAGGAATATCATCATAGGTGTCTAATGTGCATCCTTTTTTACATTTATGACAAAGATATCTTGTTGTTCTCACTTCTCCATGTCCAGCACCCCAACCAGCGTGGGGATAACACTTTGAAGTTAAGTCTTTTTTACAATTGGGACAATTTATTTTTTCACCTTTTATCATTTTTATCCTTTCTATGTAAAAATTTTGTTGTTGTTCAACTTTTTACAGATTTTTTGAAAAATGATTATATTTATGTAAAAATCAATCCTCAAATAATTTTCTCATTGGCAGATAATTATATTTGATGAATCTGCTTATTCTATTTCTTGCCATTTCAACATAACTTGGATTTAACTCAATCCCTATAAAATTTCTCAACAATTTTTTAGCCATTATACCTGTCGTCCCGCTACCCATAAATGGGTCTAAAACTATTCCAGGAATAAATTTTGAATTACAAGAACATTGAGAATATCCTTGAAATTCTGCGCTCGAATAGACAGTAGGATTATGACCTTGTTTTAATCTCTTTTCATTTTCTGTATATACTTCTAATTCAAAAAATCCACCCAATGGTGTTTTAGCATTGGGTATCCCTTTGAAACCTAATATACCTTCAGGGTTATTGGTTGAATACAATTTCCTTTTTAGTTCTCCACATTTTTCACAAACATATTCGGGGCAACCGGCTAATATAGGAGTTTCAATCAATTTTTCTGGAAATACGGCAAAATGGGCTTCTTTAGATGACGCTGGGTTTATGCTCCATACAGTTCTTTTGTTTCTACCATATAATCCATAACAATGTGTGTTTTCGGCATTTTCTCCCCTGTATTTATCAGCATTTGGCTTGCATGTATTCTTAGATCGACTTCCCCATTTAGACTTTTTATTTCTTTCATATTCAACATTTATCGTCTTAAAGGGTTCGAATTGTTGTTCAAAATAATAATCTGGATTTTTAGAGAAAAAGAACAAATACTCAAAATCATTTGAAAATCGATCTTTAGCCGAACTCGGTAGGCAAGAAGGTTTATGCCAAATTATGGTATTTCTAAGAATCCAGCCTCTACTTATCATCTCTATGGCAAATCTAAATGGGATTAATAACAAGCTCTTTCTAGGGTAATCAATTTTAGGTTGTTTCCATTTATTAGCCTTAGCCTTTTTTCCTCTTACCCAATCTCCTCCAGCACCACCTGAATTAGAATAAGTATCTCCAAGGTTTACCCAGCAAGTTCCATCATCTTTTAGAACTCTATGAACTTCATCAAATATATCACAAAGATGGGTGATATACATATCAAAATGGGGCTCATTTCCTAAGGAGCCTTCCCAAACTCGACATTTTTTACAGCATCTTCCCAATGTTTTTGTCTGTCCAGCACCACTTCCTATAGCATTTTTGTATTTTGTTTGTTCTACTTGTCCCGGTTTTAAAGGTGTCATGTAATCATCAAATTCGTGATCACAATCGTTTTCTTCCCAGGTTAATGGTTTGGTATCATAATCTCTCAATCCATAATAGGGCGGTGAGGTTACACACACATCTAAGCTTTTTTCAGGCAATGTTCTTAAAACGTCAACAGCATGACCTTGTATTATTGTATTAATGTGTGGTCTGATTATATTGTTTATTGAGCTTTGTTTATTTATCACATCTAGTGTCAATTTAATTTATCCTTAAAATAAGTTATTCTGACATACTCCCAAAGCTAAAGCATTTTGGGGTTCTAAAGTTGCTGCTCTTGTAATATTATATTTTTATGGAGAAAACTTTGAAAATACCAGAGTTATTAAAAAGTTTAGATGAATTAAAGCAAAAATATTCTTTAAATAAGAAGAATATTGATGAAGTAGTTAACAAAAAAGTTGTTGGATCGACCACCATACCACCTTTAATCATCCCCTCTAAAAAGGAACTTCGTTCGATCACAATGTTATTCAATAAGTTTGGAAAACATCTTTTATCGGAGGAGTTCGATACATTAAAACAATATGATAAAATCGTCATCCTTATCCATACTCTTTCACAGGGTTTTGATAAATTATCTTCCTTGCCGGAAAATATGAATGTCTCAGAATTTTGTTATCTTTGTCATAAATTATTTGAATTGGATTTTATATTAAAATGGTGTGAGAAGAAAAAGCGAGGTAATTTATCTTATGTTCTTAATGAGATTAGTGATGGTAATGTAAAGATTGATATATCGGATAAAGATCTTTATTTAAAACAAGTTGAAGATTTTTTTACTGGTGTTATCTCAAATCCTTTCAAGGATAAATTTCTTAAAAATGAATTAGCTGGAATTTTACGTTTACCGGTGGTGTGTAATAACTTTTATTTCTCAAATCAAGAATCTTTAGATTCTTATCAATGTGATTACATTTTAAATCGATACCTTTTGATAAAGGATCAATTTTTATTGGGTATACCAGATGACTTAAAGGGTTATGAGGATATCTTTAATAAAATATGGTCTACCTTCAAACTTTTTTTGGTAAAGGGGGGTAACAATGAGTTTGATTCTTTATCGAAGTTTGAGATATCAGATAGCTATATAAACATCGACAATTATAATTATTGTCTTCTTTTCCCAAATTCTAGAATGCCTAAAATATTGAACTGGGGTATTTTTAATGAGTAGCAATGCTATTGATATATTATATGATCTGAAAAAACATTTCGGTCTATGCTCAGAAAATTTATTTTCAGTCATTGATGCTGAGCATAAATGGAGTTTTTACCCCCCGGATAGTTTAGGTATAGAAATACTATTAAAATTGACAGATATTAATAGGGATGTTTCCTCATATAAAATAGCTATTGTTGCATCTTTTCTGGCAAAAATAGATGAAGAACCAATCTATAAAATAATTGGAATAAATATTGATAAAAAGTTAGGAGAGACAGATAAATCTATAAGATTAGCAACCTCTTCTGATTGGTTTGACATGCTACAGAAAGAGTTTAAGCCCGATCTGGTTGACAAATTATATGAACATTATGATGAAAAATATGGTGAAAGATTAAAATTGTTATTATCTTCTGATACAACATCTTATGTGTGCAAAAAGTGCAAGAGTAATTATAGTCTGAAGAAGAAAGATATTGTGTACTTTTGTCAAAAATGTGGTAACAAACTATTTCTCTTAGATGAAAAGAACAATCCACAGGACCCTTTGGTGCGCTCACGGAAGACCCTAGCTTAGAAGTCCGTGGGCGCGTTTTAGCATATTGTGGAATACTCCCGACTGATCCTGTTGTTAAGGATATGACAACCTCACTGTGGCATTTTATGTGGGTTTGGATAAAAAAACTGAAAGATGAGGAGTTTACCCGTTTTGAAAAATCAATGGGTATATTGTGGGATGAATCTGATTTCAATGCATTTTCTCCCGGTCCAGAGAGTATGAATAAACCAGAAAGCAGTTCTATTAGGATTCCAGTTACATTTGCATGTGATCCGACTTTATACAAGTTTTTAAAGGAAAAAGCAGCTGCTACTGCCGCAAAGAGGATGAATATGGGTTTAGAGGAGGGTGCGCCTATTGTAGAATTAGGTGAACTCCCCAGACATATGTTTGTTAAAGCGATGCGTATGTTAGAGGGAGGGGTTGATCCTCTAAGTTATATAAAAAAGTTTAAAGAAGAAAGAACACAAAATATAAAAAATGAAAAAATGGGAGAGATCGACAATGAAGTAGAAGAAAATGAGCCTGAAATAGACGAGATTAGTGATACTTAAATGATCTTAATTTATTAATTATGAGGTAAATCGTGGATACAAAAAATAAAAAACCGTTTGTTAAAAATATCATAGCTGATGATGAAAATCCCCTTAATAGATTGGGAGAAGTTGTGGATGTTAGAAAATTAGAAGAGATTGAGATTAAAAAGAAGAAAGCTGAATTGGCAGGTGCTTCTGGATTACTCCCTCTCACAGAAGAAGAATTTGAGAAAATAGCTTCTCAACCAGATCAACCTCCTTTAGAAGAGGCTTCTAATAAGGCCGTTTTAGCAGAAAAAGAAGTTGGAGAGAATAACACTTCTATTAAAGATGAGACCTTGATAATACGGGAAAAATCAAGTATTCTAATGGAAAAACTTAAAAAGAAGTTCAGTCTAGAATCTGTTAAGATTGTTGAGGAAGTATCTGGTATAAATTTTACTTTTAAGGGATTATCTAAAGCAGAGGTAGAATGGGGTACTGAAATGGTATCTCGTTGGGCATATTCTGAGACAGGTTTTAATCTTGGTCTAGAAGACGTTGTAGCTGCATCTTCTATATGGGAAATAGATGGGATGCCCACCCATGAATTGTTTGATGTTAAAAAACGTGAAGATGATTCAGATTTATCTTTACATATTACAACCGCAGACAAGGTTTTAGTGTTCCTTCGAGAGCAATCTAATAGTAAGTTGATAGATATACTTTATAATATTTATCAAAATAAAATTGAACCAAAATTAAAAATTTCAGGGGTGTTAGAGTATATATGTACAAAACATGATATTACTTATGTTATGTATGAAAAAAAACCAGGTAATTATTTTTGTAAACTTTGTGGAGAACCATTATTATCCACTTGAAAATAGGAGTAAATAATTCATGAGTAAAACCCACCAAGAACATCTTGCCCACATTGTAAATATAACAGAAAATCTTGATATGGAACAAGCTAATAGAGTAAGAACTGCTTTTATTAAAGACTTTGTAGGAAAAGGAACGTCTTTTCTCATCGGTCGTTTAGCCTCTATGTTTAAACTTACTATGATAGGTTCATCTATAGGATTTAGATTTACTGGAAATCCTCATGGATTTACAAAATATTTGTTGAAATCTTTTTTAGAAAAGAAGTTTGGTCCTGTAACGATAAGGACATATAAAAATTTATTAGAGATCGTGATGACTCTAGATTTCACAAATAGTCCGGAGGTGAGAGAGCATATAAAACAAGATCTGGAAACTTTTAAGAAGAATAATGGGGAAAAAGAATAGGGGTTTAAGACGGTTTTTAGAACCAATGTTTAAAATTTAAAGATGTGAGTATTTTAATATGCCTGGTCCAAATATACCTCCAAATATACCACCTGATAATACGCCACCTGCTTCGAATACAGCCTCTATTTTGGAGTCATTACGTCAAAAAAAGGCATTAGATGACACCAAAAAAGCTAAAAGGGATTTAGATATAGCTAGATCTAAACTAGAACGTGCAAAAGTTTCAAAAAATGAAATTTCTAAAAAGTCTGGTTTGGGTAAAACATCTACAGTTGACTTAGCTAATATATCTAAGGCAAATACAGCGGTGGTAGAGGCTGCCCGAAATGTAGATATTTTAACCAAGGCTTTTGAGGGTTATAGGAAAACATTAGGTACCGTTGTTAAAGATACGGGTGGTTTAGGTTTTGATAAAACATCACAAGACATAAAACTTTTTAATATGTCTTTGGAAAAAACACAAAAGAAATTATCTTTAACCAGGTCAGCGATTGATCTATACTCCAAAGCAGATAAAGCTACTGGAAGTACGGGCTTTGGTGGTTGGGGTGGTATAGTTACAGATGCTGCTGATCAAGCTGTAGAATCAGTAAAAAGGGCTGGATCTGAAACCGCTGCTTCTGCTGGAAAAACTTATTCACAAATAGCTCGACGGAGAAAGACTTATTTTTTAGAAAGTTTTGTATATGGATCAGCTCTTACAAATTCTGTTAAAGCTACAACAGAAGCTATGGGAGATCAAAAATCAGTAACAGAATCTATGGTAGATAGTTTAAATGTGTTTGGCACAAAATTATCTAATTTGGTTACTGGTCAACATGCTGTAGCTGATACATCAGGATCTATAGCAGATGGTTTGACAGGTATTGGAGAAACAGCTGCTACAACAACAGTAAAATTAGCTTTATTGAAACCTAAATTTTATGGTACTGTCCAGATGATGAAGGCTGGTGGTATGGCCATAAAAGAAATATTCAAGAAAACAAAAGAATTAATACCAACCTTGACCGCAGCGGGGTTGGCATTAAAGGCCGTTTCTGATATTTCTGAATCAGGTGAATCTGCCTTAAAGAATTTTTATCGAGCTGGTGTAGAACCAGCTCCAAAGATGGCCAAAACTTTAGGTGAATTGTCCAAGCGTATGGGGACAAACATAAAGTTGAATGAGTTAGCAGCAAGGGCGGCAGTCGATTTAGGTATGGAATATGATCAGGTCAGAGAATATGCTCAAAAGTTACAATATGAACTAAATAATACAGATCCAGCTTTGTCTTCAGCAGAAGCTATGGCTAAATTGACCAAACAGACAATATTAGCAGCGAGAGCCCTGGAGATGGATGCTGGAGAAGCTATTCAGTTTGTGACAACCAGGACAAACAAATTTGGTGAGTCTTCTGAAGAAGCTGTGGGTCAACTGAAGGGGATAGTTGATCAGATAAGAAAGACAAATGATTCTGCATTAAAAGCCGGTTTTACTCGTGGTGATCTTTTTCCTGAAGATTTGAGTAAGCTTATAATTCAAGCTTCTAACGAGACTGGTGCTTATGGTCAAAATCTTGAATTATTGACTCATATATCCACAAAAACTTTTCAGACTGCTAAAAAAGCTGGAATGACCTATAATGAATCTGTAGAAGGTACTCAAGCAGTTATGAAAGCTTTGACGAGTACTGAAAATGAATTCTTGCGACAGGATGTTGGAACAAAGTTATATAAGAAGCTTATAGCAGGAGGAGATGCTTATATAGAGCAATTAGGTGATATAGCCCCAGAACAGAAAAAGAGATTAAGAGAAATAGTTGAAGATGTTAAAAATGGAAAATCTGCTACCTATGATGTTCAACAATCTATTTATAGCTATCTTTCACAAACTACAGAGGGTGTAAAATTACAATTAGCAGATATGCAGAAGTTCGGTGATTCAGGCATCGGTGGAAAGATGCTGGAAAATTTATATGGTGTTTCTGCCTCGGGTTCTAAAACATTACAAATGATGTCTCGCGGTGGTATGTTAAAAGGTCTTATCTCAGATTTTGAGTCTTTACGTGGTAAAAACAAAGGGATGTTAAGTGAGACAGAGGCTCAGATGATGAGATGGCCTAAAACGTGGGCTGGAACATTTGCGGGCTATCTAAGTTCTATGGGTATGGATTTAGAAAAAGGACTTGTTGGGAGTCCTATTATGCAATATTTACAGAGGGGTGAAGAAATAACAAACAACATTAAAGAAAGTATAATAGGAACTTTTAAAAATCCAGCTATTACAGCTACAATTGGTCTTTTGATGGCAGCCGGAACTGTTCTAGCCCCATTATTAGCCGGTAAGTTGGTGAAGAGTGTTACAGGTGTAGATATCACGGGTCATATAAAGAAAGGTGTTGTGGGTGGTTTTGAGAAGTCTAAAGAAATATATAGTAAGGTTAAGAATGAAGGTCTGAAAAAGACTTTATCTGATGGTGTCCAATGGGCAGGTAAAAAAAACAGAGAAGTCTATGGTAAATTAGCAAAGACTGGTCCTTTTAAAGCTATTATTGGTGTTGGTAATACTGTAGGAGATGCTATATCAAGTGCAATGAGAACCGCCGGTTCTTTTGTTGCTAAACAATTTTATAATGCTATCCATGGTAAAGGTATCACCGGAGCTAGAGAAAAATTAGGGAAGTTTGGAGAAAAGGCTAAGAATGTTGGAAAACAGGGTGTGGAAAAAGTAAGAAGTGGTCTTGGTCTATCAGAAAGAGGAAAATATGATAAAGGCGGTAGACGTGCTACACCTGAAGAAAGGGAAATGTTAAGAAGGACGGGTCTTCCCGGTTTTAATCATCCAGGTTTATCAGGTGAAGACATTTCTGGACGAGGGGGTAGGAATTCTTCGAGAAGGAGTAGCCTGAGTAATCTTGCAGATAAATCAAAAAAATTTGGTAGAAGGGGTTTGGATTCAGTTAATAAGTTTGGGAGAGGGGCTGAAGGGTTTGGTAAGAGAGGTCTTGGTGCTGTGGGTAAATTCGGTAAGGGATTAGGTGGCTTGGCATCTTCTGGGTTAAGCGCAGCGGTATTGGGTGGTAGTATGTTACTCGGTGGTGGATTGGATATGGGTGAGATGGAAAATATAAATCCTGTTGATGAAATTATTGGGGGATTGCAGGGAGGTGAGGGGGACGCTAAAGAGCATGAAAAGGCGGAGAAAAAAGAAGAGGCTAAAAAACGAAGGGTAGAAAAAAAGGAAGCATTAAAAGCCAGCTTATCTAGAGGGAAAGAATCGGTAAAAGGGTCATTAAAAGGTGCTTCTGAGGAGTTGAAGAGAATATCTGGGAGAGGTGCTGATCTTGTTTTAGGTGGGAGAGTAAATGTTGATGAAATGGTAGATTCACCTAGAAAACAGAGGATAATCGAGTTAAGACAGAAACAAGAAGAAAAGAAGGCATTAAAAGAAGCTCAATTGGTCGCTGATCGAGAAAAAAAACAAGCAGAGGCCGTAAAGAAAAAAGAAGCTAATATAGAGGCAAAAAAAGCCAGGGAAGTAAAAAAAGCCGAGAGAAAGGCAGCATTACAAAGATATAAGCAAAAATTATTACCAGACGGTGGTATTAAACCTAGCAAATTAGGTTTTATGGGGAAAATATTTGGTGGTAAAAAGAGTGCTATACCATCAAAGGGGTTATCTTCTATAGCCATGAAAGGTTTGAAGTTTGGAGCAAAAGGTTTAGGTACTGCCGCGATGATGATACCTCTTGCTTCTTTATCTTCAACGGCTGAAGCCATACAAACTGGTGAAAAAGACAAATTAATAAAATCCCTGGGAGGTATGGCTGGGGGTATTGCTATGGGGGCAGCTATAGGGTCTGTTGTCCCTGTGGTAGGAACAATGATAGGTGGGACAATAGGTGCTTTTGCTGGAGAGGCTTTAACTGAAAAAATAATGGAGTTCGCTAAAGAGGGTTCTAAAACCCCAGATGAGAAGTTAGTTGCTTCAATAAGACAAAAGGTCAAAGAAGCTATCGCCAGTGAAAATATTGATCTTGGAAAATCAATAACAGAAACCATATCAAAAAATGTAAATCTTGAAAAAGATAAAAAATGGTATACTAAATTTATGGAGGTCATTGTAGCCACAGCTGGTGCATCCGCAGATGATTTTTCTTCTATAGGAAAAGGTTCTATAGAAGATATGAAAAATGAAAAAAAGTTAAAAGAACAGATGGGTGAATCTGTAGATATCGGTAAAAACATCATAGAAGAGGTTAAATTAAGAGTATCTGAGAAAGAATCTGAGATAGAAAAGGGGAGTGCTAAAGTTATTGAGTTAAAGAAAAAGATATCTGAAGAAAAATATGGTTTTATGAAAGATGAGTATGAAAAGCAATTAGCTTCTGAGGAAGTTACTCTAAAAAATAATCAGGAATCTTTAAAAGGCTTAAAAGTAAAGTCAGCTGATTATGCCAAAACTTTTGGGAATAAAGAGTATGAGAAAGCACAGGCAGATTATATAAATGCTACGACTATTATAAGAGATATAGAAGAGAAGGCATTAGAGAAGAAAAACATAGCAGAGACGAAAAAAAAAGAATTTTTAGATAAGATGGCGGAGGCTCAAAAGATAGAAGATGAGCGTCAACGTAAATTAGCTGTTGATAAATTAATGATAGAGGATGCTCGATATGTAGAACAGGCAGATTTGGAGTCACGGGAGATAAATGGAATATATGAAACTGCTAAAAAAACAAAAGAAGAATCAGAGCTTATTTTACAAGCACAGGTTGGTCGGGATGCTGTTAATAGATTGAATGCACAATATATGGAGACAAAAGATAAAGCAGTTAAAGCACGAGAAGCATACAACAAAAAATGGAATGCTTCTGTAAATATAGAAAATGAAGTTGAAAAAGAAGCTGTACAAGCTAAGCTTAAAGAAGAAGAGGCCGAAATTATCCGATTAGAAGATACTGCTAAGGGGTTCAAGGATGCTGCTGTAGCAAAGACAAAGGAGCAGAATACAACTTTAGCTAAACTTCAATATAAAGGTGCTGATGCTGAGACTTTAAAGAAGTTGGGTGTGACCCCAGAGAAGAAAAAAGGTGGGGGAAAGAAGGTAAAAACTCAAGGTTATTTGAGTATGAAAGATATCATAGCAGGTAGAACACCTGAAGAAGTTATAGCAGGTGCTAAAAAACAACCCCCTGTAGGTACAGTTGGTGTCTCTGGCTTAGAAAATAAGCCAGTTGCAAAGACGGATACTTCTCTATTACAAGAGACAAAAGACAGAACTTTTCAGAGTTTGCCCGATGATCTGAAAAGAGATGAGAGGTTTTTAGCCACTTTAACAGCTAATACAAATGCTCTGATAGCCAATAAAGAAGATATCTTACCCACTTTAGAAGATAAAGATAAAGCCGATTCTAAAAAAATTGCTACTGAGTGGGCTAAAAATGCAGCTACCTCCACATTAATGAGTAAAGAAGATCAAGATGCTGCTAAAGATGTTATATTAAGAAAAGAGAGAGAAGAAAGGCCGGGGTCTCTCATTGCTAAGAGAGAAGAGGCTAAAGAAAAAAATAACATTTTGAAAGAGATTGGGGCAGATGTTAAGAATGTTAATACAGCTGATGATTCGGCTATGATAAAATTTACAAATGTATCTCTAATGCTGGCCGCTTTCGGTAAAAAGACTGCTGAAATAGCACCAAGTCTCACAGCATAATTGAGATATAATAACAATTAATAAATGAGGTATACGATGTCACAAGTATTAGATACAGCTCTTAAAAACGGCGTATGTAAAGTTAAATTAAGTGCAACAGGAGAGGTTAGAATTAATGTTCATGGTGGTAATCCTCCATCTCTTGTTATTGAACATGGAAAAGTCTATAATCTTTTAGAATATTATACTGTTTCTCAGATAAAAAAATCTAATTTAGGTTCTTTTGTTATGTCTAAAAGGGTTTCTATTTTACCGTCATGAGCACTTCTCTATCAGGTGTGATAAAGTGTTATGTATGTTTATCTCAGATGAGAGTTGAGTTAGCCCATGAACATCATATAATACCAAGGGCATCATCAGCAGTTGATTCGGTTTCTTTTAATAGTACCGAAAATACCGTATGGTTATGCCCTAATTGTCACGGCAACCTTCATCGAATAGCAGATAAGCTGTTACATAAGAAGAGTTCTGAGGCGGTTGATTTGGCTACATCTGCCTATCCAGAAGTTAATAAAAGAGGTAAGATCATAGCTTTGGCTAAAAATGTGGTTGAATACACCATAATGCGCGGGAATTTACCTTCTGAAGAATTTGATGAGTTAGATCACCATATCGATATAACACTCCCAAATAAAGTTTATACAGTCTATAAAGATTTAGCGTCCGAGCATAAACATAATGGGAGAAAGGTCGGGGTGGCTAGATTGATAAGAGCATTATTAATACAATATGCTAGAAAGTATAGGAGTGATCTATGAGTATTAATGAGCAAAATAAACAACTTCCAGGTGTAAATTATAATGCATCTCTGGGCCCTGATGATCTAACTTACGCCCAAGGTTGTTTACAGGAGGAAATTACAGAAAGGGAGAAATTATCTATTGGGGATTTTGGTTCAGATCCTAATTATGGTATCGTCTATTCTCAAGATCCTTCTGTGAGTATTATCGGGTCATTTCCATTCTATGTCTCTCAAAATGAAGATAATGCTTTTAGATTGGATATTACTCCAGGGACAGCAGTTACTCCATCAGGTATGAGAATTGTTTTAGATGAAATTTATAGAGGTCTATATCTTGTTACCACAGTTCATGGGAGTGTAAATGTTGTTTATATAGAGTATGATACAGAGGGAGTCGGGTCTATTCAAAATAGGTTTAATGTTAGGGAAGATATTAGGAGAATTATTGCTACTGGTGTTTTTTTATTGAAGATAGTAACAATCTCAGATTGGGAGTCGTGGAGTGCTGATGAGAAAAAGCATCTTATTCCCCTGGCGGTTATAACAATTACACGGGTTTCAGGTGTGTTAACCCCTAATATAGATATGTCTCGTACTAATTATACCTGGAATAGGCCGTGGTTTTCCGTGGTTGATTATAGACATAGATTACAAGTAGGAACGGGATCTATAAGTACCCCACATAGAATTTCATTAAATGATCTATCTGCCGGTGATTTCACAATTTGGCAGTTACTATTTTCTAAAGGTGTTTTGATAGCAAAAGATAGGGATATGCCCAATGTTATAGGCAGAATTTCAACTGTAGAGATAACAACTACTATGGGAAAATATGACTCTGATGGGTCTGTAACGGGACGACCGGGTTGGAAATATCTAGAAGTGGGAGCTTACCCCATACATTTGGGGATTGCTAAGGATACAGAGAGTGCAGATGCACCTATATTGATTGACCAAGTCCCTCGTAGGAATATTATAATGTGGCCAAGCGATTATACTTATCCAAATACCTTTGTTTTATATTATAGCATGGTATGTGGGGGTGAGCCGCCATTAACTCCTTTATCTAATCAAGTAGAACTTGAATTCAGACAATTAATCACAACAGATGAGATTGCTATAACAACAGGGAAGGCAATATCATCTTTTTTAGGTAGGACTGTAAATTTAGATCGATATATGCCCATACCGTTAAGATTAAAGGTTTTGGCGACAGAAACAGAGTTGATTGCTAATCCACAGGTGATATTGTGTTATACAAGATTAGAGGATTCTGGTGCATCAATAAATGTTTCTATTACACAGATAACATATGCAAAGATAAAAATTGGGTTAACCGGGGCGGTTAAAGGTTCTGAGAATTTCAAGATAAATTTTACGTTGACGGGTTTAGATGTTAATGGAGACAGTCAACAAGAAACTTTAGAATTTGGACCTTCGTGGGAAGATCATTCTTCTGTAGCGACAGATATGAAAGCATTACAGTTCTTGATATCGAGTAACATTTATTCTCAATTATTATCGGTGACGATAAACAGTCGTGTTGATGATGGGAGTAATTCAGCATTTATCATCTATGCTTGTCTGTTAACAAATACAACGATAGAAAAACAAGATTATTTAGCCCTGGCCGATATAATCTGGGATGGAACGAGAGCTTTAAAAGTTTATGATATTAGAAATATCAAAAAGGGTGTAGATAAAAATATGATTGAGGGGGTAGAAGTTGGTTTAGCAGCATTGGCCATGTCTCCTTCAGTTTCTATACCATCAGGGTCTGTTTTTGATTATTGTCTTGTGGAAGATTGTTCTAATTATAGTTATATTGATCTATGTCAATCTACCCCACAGCATCCTGATGAGGGAATGACCTCTTTTTCTGTAGACAGTTCTGATCTTAATTGTGTTTATTACTCTCGGGTATTTGGGCCAAAAAACACTGTTAAATTAGCAGCTTCTGAAATTATACCTTATGGGTTGGAAGGATCGTCTTTTTCTGTTCAAGTTAGATATAGAAGAATAGATACTTCTATGTGGGCAAGTTGGAGGTCAATGTCTGAATCATTGGGGAGTTTTGGGAGAGTAGGCTATGTGTTTCCAGCACCCTATCCTGTATTTGTTCAATTTAAGATAGTAGGTACAATAAAAGGTTTTGGAATGATATTTTATGGAAGTTTGACTTGATTAAAAACCGGAAGCATCTCTCATAACTGTAGATGTTACTTCTAATCCAGAAGTGAGATTTATAGCTAATAAATAACCTTTATCAATCAGATCAGCTAAAACCATACGAACTGCCGCTTCTGAGCCATCATTTAAAGTAGCACTAGATATATATGTTCCTTCATGATTACCAATAACAGCCCTTCTAGGACCGGTTATTAAATCTCTTTCGGATGGATCAACATATAAATAAGGTGTTTTCGATAAAAATCTATCTCTTTCTAATACTCCAGAGGAAGCATGAAAATAAAGATGGGTAAGAAATTTTTCTAAATTTGTTTCAGCTTGATAGACAGAGGCTAGGGGATAATAACTATAATATAGATCTAGGACATCTGTATCTCTATCAAGATGAAAAACAAATTGATTGCTAGAGTTTACTTGAAAATTATATGCTGAATAAGCCATACTTTTTGTTAACCATTTAGAGATGGTGGTGTCATAAACCCTAATACTTTTTTCTACACATACCTGGTTTGCAGCTTGAATAATTGGATATCCGGGGGGTGTTGTTAGAGTGGCTGTTGCACCAGATTCTGTAACACTTACTGTAGAACTGGCTTCTCTTCTTCGAGCATTTCCTAAAGCGGTATTGCTCGCTGATGCACTTCCTGAATGACCATGATATTTTTGGACAGAGGGTATAAGATCAGCTATTGTATTAGCATGTTCTAGATAAAGCTTAAAATATATTATAAAAGACATTTTTGTCTCCTTGAAAACTACTTGTTATTTTGCAGAGAGTTTTTCTTCTGAACCAATTTTTTCTTTTTATTTCTGAGAACTTCCAACTTTTTTTCTTTTTCTTTTAGGGTTGTATTTAATGTATCAACTTTTTTTCTCAAAGGGGCAAGGGCTTGTTCACTTTTCCCCTTTTCTTTTAATATATTTATCTTTTTGTATATTTGTTTTTTATTTTTTCTAATATACATAATGTCTTTATAAACACTTTTTATAGCACCAATTATTGAAATAATTAATAGAGCGATTTTACCAATGGCCTTTAATGTGTCCACAACAGTAGCTTCTTTTTGTTGTAATCCTTCAAGAAAAGAGGCTTCTTTATGACGTTTTTGGTTAATTAACTCTTCTTTTAATATTTTTAGGTTTGGCATAACATTATCCAGTAACAATCTTTAATTGTCAATACAATACTTTTTCTTAAACATTCATATTATCAAGTTTGGCCTGGTCTAGACGGATTGAGTTATTTATGGCTTTTACAGTTGCTCTTAACCCCATTATTTTTACTTTATTTAATGCTCCACCCGCTTTTTCTAATTGTTCAATTTTAACAAATATCTTCTTTTTTTGTTCTCTCATTTTCTGGATATTTTTCTTAACAGCATCTTTTTTCTTGTTTTTCCCCCCTAATCCTAGATAATCTTTTGTATGGATTAACTCTTTCTTTACCTTTTTGAGGTGCTTTTTAATGCCCGCTTGATGCAATAATTGTAAATAAGAAGCTTCTTTATAATTTCCATTTTTTTCGAGTTCAATCATTATTTTTTCGATTGTGTTAGACATAAATATTTTCTCTTTAAGGTATTCTTGTGTAATTATCATATCCTTGAACCAGACGGCATGTCAGGTCATGACTTATTAATATTCCAGAAGGTCTGTTAGATTTAACCTCTGTGACTTTCCATCTCTGGCCTTCTTCTAAATTACTTGCTTTATCTGTACTTTTTACAACCATAAAATCTTCAGGTGTCACCACAGATATGGTGCTATCTAACCAGGGAGATATTGTATTTATTGATTCAAAAATACCGAATTCTGCTAATGTTTTACTCTCAGAATATGTAGGAACATCCGCTTTTATGGTAATATCTTCTCGTATTCTATAACGAATATAAATATTGTTTAACAATGGTAAATTTATTTCTGGATTTATCCTTTTAAAGGTAATCCTCATCGTGAGCTTGTTTTGTGTCAGAAGACTTTCTAAGTTTTCATGGTTTAATGTTAGCCATCTAACACCTGTTTGGTCATAAATTTCAAATATGAGGCTATTACCTTCTTCTAAATTACCGGTGTAGGTGTCTATACTTTCTACAATCCCCACATTTTTTCTTATGGGTATATCTGTGACAATATAACCTTTTGTTGCTGTTCCTAATAAAGAAAAAGGAACAGGTCTCATTTGTAGAGAATAATCTGGTATCACATTTACCATGACAGTAGATGGGGATGTTACATCAATTATTTCTGTTAAACAACCAAATTTATTATAGCCACCAACCAACCCCACACCCCAGCAAGCTGTACATAATGAATCTGGACCTGCTTCTATACCCCAACATGAACAACGTCTTCCTGATAATAATCGTTGATAGAAATGAAATAAAACCTTATCGGTATCTACCACAGACATATTTCTTTCTTTAACAATAGGCAATAACTGTTCCTTCATTATCTTTCGAGCATTATACTCTGTATCTAACAAAGGGTTTGTTGCACGAGTTCTTGTTTCTATATATTCTTTAGTTGCCATTGTAATCGTTATTGTTGTTTATATTGGTATTAAGAATTAATTGATAATTAATCTAACTTCTAAAATAATAACCTTGATCCTATTTTATTTAGTGTTACGAGTATATCTATGAAAAAATCGGTGAGAATTCTTAATATAGACCTGATAGATAAAGACAAAAAAGATGTATTTTTGAGAAAAATTACAGATATTGTGGAAAAGATAGGTGCATCGATACCATTTTTTAGATCATTGATAATAACGGGTGTTGATAGCGATAAATTATTTTCTATTTATGGTGATGTAGAGATACCTGCAAAGAGAATAAACGAGACGGTGGAAACAAGAGAATTTACAATAGACATCTTGAAAGAATTTGGCTTTGTTTCAGATTTGCAGAGTAAAAATACTTATGGTAAGTATACTCGTATGCAAGAATGGAAGAATGTTTGTCATAAAAAAGAAGGAGTTCAAATTCCTCTAGATGAAGATAAATTATTGTATGTGGGGAAAGCTTGGTCTGATACTTTTGCAGAGATGATGCTTCCTCTATTTGGAATAGAACAAACTCTTGAGGTTAACAAACAAAGATTTTTATTGAGTTTTTATTTGAAGAACATAAAGCCGATCATACCATCGCTTGATTTCTTAAAATATACAACCATGATGTTTGATCCTGATCTAACAGAGGAGGAAACCGATGATATATCTTTTTCTAGGAAGATAAGGGGTTAATTTTATGAAAAGAAGACAAAATGATCAAGATCAAGATATAGATTATGAGCTTCATGATTTTAGCAAAGATTTTCCAGATTATGCTAAAAAATCGGATACTCGAAGAAAAGATGGATCAGAGGTATTCGATCCAGAAAAGATGGTTGATGAGGTTATCAAACACGGTTTTGATTCTTCTGTATTATCTGAAATTGATGATTCTTATTTTAGAAATAGACGTGCTAAAAATGTTTTGGATTGGATTACCCAAAAAGAATATCTAGGGATAGCAACAGTATACCCCGTACAGGTAATGGCTTTATTGAAATTGTTTGCTGATTACTGCCCTAAATGTTCTGACTATAATTTTCTCAATAATCTTTTTGATGAAAGTCTCGATGAAATAAGAGATAGAGTGCAGGTTTTTAAGGATGGTATATGCCCAAAATGTCATAGCACAAGACTTGATTTTATGCCTGATTATAACCCTAATGCTCGAAAAGATTATTTTTTACCAAAACCCATAGAACTCGTGGGTGTAGCAGGTCAACGTTCTGGAAAAACTTTTCTTGTGGCCGCAGCAGCTACTTATGTAGAGCATCTTTTTGTAACCCTGCCTTTTCCAGCAAATTATTTTGGTCTAGGAAGTAGTACTACATTTTATATGACATTTTGTGCTGTTACGGCTACACAAGCATATGATAATTTATGGAATGAGTTTAAGGGGATGTATCTTGATTCTTCTTGGTTTAAAGAATATAACCGATTTTTAATAGAGCAATCTAAACGTTTGGGTGTAAACCCACTGGTCCGTATTTTGGATGCAGCCATTATTTATGTTAATAAGCGTATTTCATCCTCCGTAGCAGCCGCAGATACGAGGGCTCTTCGTGGTTATACTAGATTTTTTGCAGCAATAGACGAATTGGGCTGGTTTGATGCAGAAGCATCCAGCCTAAAGATAAAAGCCAATGCTAATGGTACCTATGCAGCTTTATCACATTCACTTCTTACCGTAAGAACTTCAGCTAATTATCTTATGACCAGAGGTGTTGTAAATCCTCCTACCGGATACATGTGTAATGTGTCTTCTCCAAGTTGTGTTAATGATAAAATAATGCAACTTCTCAGGAGAAGTGATTTCGATACTACAAAGACAGCCTTTCATAAAGCCACCTGGGAGATGAATCCTAGAATAAAAGAGAATGACCCCGATCTACAAGCAGAAAGAGAGGAGAATGAGGCAGACTTTGACCGTGATTATAGGGCGACTCCCCCAATAACAACAAATCCATTTATACCAGTTGGAACTGCTTTAAGCAATGTTTATAAATTTATTGATGAGGATGTAAATCCAGCAATAATATTGCCTGTTCTTTATCAAGATATAGATGGAGATAAAGGTGGTGGAGCACAGTTTTTATATTCAGAACTTCCAGAAATGCTAAATCTAGATAGGTCGGTACCTCGTTGTTTGGCCGTTGATGCTGGTGAGACAAATAACAGTTATGCTCTAACATTATTATCATTTTTACCGCACACAACGGTGGCTGTACCCGATCTCTTGATGGAATTATCCCCAAAATATCATAAACCTGAGGGGATGCCTGTTAAATTGGTGGTTAAATTTTCTTATGTTTTCGACTATGTTATAGAACCCTTGGTTAGATCATTAAATATAGTACATGTATTATTTGATAGGTGGAATTCAGCACAACAAATATCAGAATTAGAGGATATTGTAGCAGATGCTGGTAAAAAGACTATTGTGACAAGACATTCTCTTGATTGGCAAGATATGAAAGGAGTTAGAGACAAAATAATTATGGGGAATGTCCGATCTTCAAAACCCCAAATGAGTTTTGAGGAAGCAATGAGAAATCCAGAAAATGTGGCTATGAAGGATCCTTTGGCTCATTTAATTTATCAGGTATTTGCCGTTAGAAACGTTGGTCACAAAGTGTATAAACCTATGAGTGGTACTGATGATCTCTGGAGATGTTTGGCTCTTGGGGTTAGATTTATGTTTCATGTTGATAGGAGAGAGGGGGATAATTCAGAGTTATATTTAAACTCTGGCTCAGTTGAATATAATAGACGAACCCCAAAGAGAGATAATAGAATTATCACTGTCTCTAGAAGCAATTATCTTTCTAATAGAGACAAGTTTCATAATAATAAAGGTGTTAACACAACAGTTTTGAGGACATCTTCCAGCATAAGACGAGAAAGTCCTTTTATATCGGTTATTAATAATGAATATTATAACAATAGATAGGAGAATATTATCATGCAAAAATTAATAGACATTGTTTATAGAGCAGTCACAGGATCAAAAGCAGAGGTTATATATCGAGAATTGAAAGGAATGGGATATCCAGATAAAATAGAGGACAAGGAAGTTTCAGATATTGTTGCCATGTCTAAAGAATTAGATAATTCAGAAACCGAGCGTTTATCTTCTTTTGATAAATTGATGAGAACTTCTAGCAAAACATCAATTCTCGGTTCAGATAAATTTAATTTTATTTTTGACAATGAAAATAAAAGCACTAAAGCATGTAAAAACTGTGGTGGTGGGCTAAGTTCGATATCTTTAGCCTCCCAGAAAGCGGCATTATATTGTGAGGTGTGCAAAATAGCTTATAACCCAGAAGCAATTTAAGGTTAAATTTATGTTTTCTAAAAAACAGCATAATAGATATGGATCGGCCTCTTATGGATCTAAAGATGTAAGGAGAGGGTCTTATAATATCAATCGTTTTAATCCACAACGGTTTTCCCTAGAAGCGGGTTCTATCGTAGAACAGTCTCTTCCTAGAGACCCCGTGGGCTTAAATAAATTACACAAAATGATTTATTTAAGGGGGTCAATAGCTGGACCAGCCGTTGATCTGTATAAGACACTTCCTTGGTCTGATTGGACTATCTCCGGTTTGAAAGATCCCAAAATAAAACGTATTTATGAAGATTGCTTAAATGCTTTAGATGTCAAGGGGTTGATGCCTCATATAACTGGTGAATATTTAATTTTTGGTAGAAGTATTGTTTCATTATTGTTTGATGAGACAAAGGGGTATTTTACAAGTTCAATAGTACAAGATCAAGATTTTTGTAGGATAACACCAATATTTGTCGAGGGATTTGACCCTAAAATTGATGTTATGCCTACACCGGGGATGAGACAATTTATAGCCTCAAAGGATCCCAGAGATTTAGAGGCTAAAAAACGTCTTCCTAAAGAATTGTTAAAGCAACTTCGAACAAATAGCTATATACCTTTAGAACCGGCTAATACTTTATTTTTACCAAGAAGAGCATTTGGTACAGATCATCTAGGAACTTCTTATTATTCTAGATTGATAGATACCTGGGCTTTAAGGGTGGGTTTGATAAATGCTCAATTAATACAGGTTAAAAGAAGAGCTGGTGCTATTCGTCATGCAGTTGTTGGCACGGATAATTGGGAGCCAAATTCAGATGAGATGGAAGATATTGCGGGTACAATTTTGCAAGCAGATGAAGATCCTGTTGGGGCAGTTATTGTCACCAGACAGGGTGTAGAAATAGGGGAGGTTCCTGGTGCTGGCGGGGGTGCAGTATGGAAAATGGCTGATGAATGGTCATACATTATGGAGACAGAACTTAGATCTTTAGGTTTAAGTGAAACTTTTCTAACGGGTGATGCTACTTATGGTCAATTAGAGATGGCAACATCAGCTTTTGTAGAACAATTACTTGCCCTCAGATGGTATTTAACCAAGAAAACTATTATTGATAAAATATTGACGACTGTAGCTAGAGTCAACCAAATATATAAAACTACATCATCTGAGCTGGATTTAGGTATAAGGACAAGTGTGTCTTTACGTGCTAAAACTGAAGAAGTTGGTTTTGAGGATTTGTTGTTACCGAGGTTTGAATGGAATAAGAAATTTAAACCAATTTCTGATGAAACTTATATGGGTATTTTAGGTACTATGGAAGAGAAAGGTCTTCCTGTAACACTTCAATCGTGGGCAACAGCTGGTGGATTTGATATAGATAGAGAAATGGATCTGTTACCAGAAGACATTAAATTAAGAAAAAAAGTCTCTGAGTATAAAAAGAAAATACCTAATTCGGGCGGTGATGATGAATTCGGTGGTGGAGATTTTGGAGGGGGTGGGGATGAGACAGAAGCTTCTCATAAATTACAGTCCAAAGATCCTATGTGGAAAAATGGAAAATTTATAGATTTAGACATCAACACTTTTTCTAATATTTTAGCAAGAAGCTTTACAAGTAAAGAGTTACAGGAATTGTCCGCAAAAGATAATAGAAAGGAGATAATTTCTGAAAAAATAGGTCAGAGAAATGCTGAATTATCTGAAGTGATGTTAATGCGCTTAGGTGTTTTTAAACCAAGAGAAATTTCACCCGAGATAAATAATGAAGTTGTTAGGTGGATTATTGATTCAGATATATCAGGACAAGAGATGCTTAGAGAGTTATATAAATTATCTAAGATAAGTAGAAATGGTAAAACTGTTTCATCGAGAGAAATGTCCGGTTTGTTGTCATCAGCTGCATGTACCTGTGGTAAAGAAATTGGTGATCAGCCTGATAAATCTCATTTATTGTTGTCTGGTGCAATAGATTAATTTCAACACAGTCTCCTTTATTCCTCTTAAATATCTTTATTAGTCACCTCAAATGTTAAGACCTTGATTAATTCTTTTCTTAATAATTACAATATTAAAGACAAACACTAAGTTTTAATAATTATGTGATATGTGTTTTTAAAAAAGCGAGTGATTTCATGAGCTATATGAATTTAGATAGATCAGGTTTTCAAGTTACAGGTGAATATCAATTATCCACCCAAATGTTCGAAGGATATAAATCAGAAATACAATCCAAAAGCGATGGAACAAGAGTGGCTGTAGCTAAAGCAGATGGTATAGAATATGTATTAGATGTAGATTGGTTAAGAGCCGCATCGAAAACTTATCAAGTTTCAGATAATATTAAGGATTTTGTCTTTGTGGAAGTCCCTGGATTGACAATAGATATCCCTAATAGAAATATGGATGAGTTTGGTTATGATGTTGTGACAGAGTTTTCTCCCAGATCAGGACGTTTTGTATTTAGAACATTTGTGGGAAAACCAACTTGCAAAGACCATAATAATAAAGATGTCACAAAAGCCGTGGGTATAAATTTTGATTCTTTTTTGGTGCCCTGGTCTAATGGTTATTATAAGATAAAAACCTTGTCTGGTTTTGACCGGAGTAAGGACAGTATTCTTGCAAATGAGATACTTACCAAAAAAAGAATTGGTTATAGCATGGGAGCTCTCGTTGGTGAGAGCCGTTGTTCTATATGCAATGCAGTTTCATGTGTTCCTGCTCACAAACAGTGCATACACTTCCGCAACTATGGGAAGGGCAAACTTTTCCAGGGGAAGTTAATATATGATAGATGCAGATATGTTGAATTTATAGAGATGAGTTCTGTTCTGGACCCCGCTGACGTAACAGCCGTGGAAAATAAGCGGGTTTGGGAATAAAAATTTTAGAATGAATAATTTTTCCACAAAACAATTATTAAGGAGTAATTACTAATGATAACAAAATCTCCCGAGAACCTCAGAGAGTCAAGATTACAAAGGTTGGCTAATTATAATAGCCAAAAAAACGGGGTGGGAGGCAAGGATCAGAGGTCTGCAACAGGTTTTCCTATGAAATCAGTTACCTGGGACCCCGAGAAACAAGCCCCATCTTCTTCTGATTACTATGGAGCACCTCCTGATGCAGGTTTTGGTTATGGTGCTGCAAAGTGTACAGGATGTTCTAAAGTTATGGCCATTAGGTTGAAACCTCGTGATATGGGTATTGTACCAAAAGGAACACCTATTGTTAGCGAGAATTCTCAACCAGCTATTTATGAATCTTCTTTTTGCCCAGAGTGCGGGAACGAACTTGAAGTCGTTTCTGAACTTAAGGGGTTTATGCCCTCTGTTGATAAGTCAATAACTTATGGGAAATGTTCTGTTCATGGGGAACAGGTTACAGCGAATTCTAATGGTAAAGAAAAGTGTGGTTTTTGCACAGCTTGTGGTCAACCGGTTAATGCTATTGAAGCATCGTTTACACAATTTATTCCTTTTCTTGAAAAAGCTCCTGAGAAAATTGCAGCAAATCAAGTATCAATGCAACTTTTCAACAAAGATAGCAAGGATCCTCACTGGGTTATTATGTTATCGGGTGATCCCTATGCTAAAGTAACTCTTTCTGAACAGTCAAGACCAGATGAGATTAGACCTATGTTTGTCTCTGAATCTTATAGAGATACAGTTTTAGAAGCATTGACAAAGATGCCAAGTTCACAGGTATTTGCTTCTATTAAAGCTAAGGTTTATTCAACTGTTATAGATAAAGAATCTTTGGCTGGTTCTATTAAAGATAGACTTCTCAAAGAAGGAAATAAAAAAATTCATCGCATGGTTGAAAGACATAAATCATGTTTAAATCTTGCCATTGAAGCAAGTTACAAGAATTATGATATTGATAACCCTTTAAAAGCAGCTATTTGTCAAACATTGATAGATTTTGGGATTGATAATGCTCATCGTCATGTAGAGGCTTCTTTCAAGATTGGTTTCAAACCATTTATAGATAAAATATTCGCCCTTGCCGAAAAGTATTCTAAGATGAGCGATGAAGGTCTTGAACATTTCGCTACCCTCTTAAGAGAATCTTCTGTCAGATTACCTGAAGATGTTATTGCTGAATCTTCTAGTGATGGAATTACTGCCAATTTTCAACCTGAGATAGTAATTTCTAATACTGAAGAACAAGATTTAAAACACAGACTTACTAATGGAAATTTTCCAATAAGGATACAGGGAAGTAGAGACAATGCTCCAGCGTCTCTTAAAGACGATATCAGAGGAAAACTCCATCTTAATAAAAAGATGTATATGATCGAAGAATTGGACGAAGAAAAGTAGAGTTGTGTTTTAACTTAAATTAGTTGTGATGAAAAATGAAACAAGATAGTTATTTAAGCAGAAAAGATAAAAGATAAATCTTTTCTCAATATAAGGAGATTAAAAATGTATGATCTGAGAAAATCATGGTTTTCTAATAAGACTGAAAAAAGAGTGAGCCCTGGAAATAGTTTTACAGAGGAAGGGCAATGTGCTGTATTAGATACGGCTGTGACCTATGAGTGTTATAAACAGAGTGCAGCTATGACTGATCATTTTGGTGGGTTTGCCTTGATTGATACTCAAAGTTATTCGGTTATGCCTAGAGTTGAAGATAAAACAGTTCCATCTTCTGGAACATTGACGGTACAGATGGATAAAACAACCCCAGTACTGGCCTCTGTATCTATTCTGATAACTTATACAGATGGTACTACCGGATGGATGGTATATGACGCCACACCAGATGATCCTGCGGACTATAATATTTCTGCATCTGGTCTCTTAACTTTTTATGATGATGTTTTAGTAAAAGGTGCAACGGTTAACATTCGTTATAAATACAGTCTTACTGTTGAGGAAGCTAATAGACTTTATTGGGAACGGTCAGTTAATAATAAAGCATCAGCAACTCTTGGGCAGTTTACATTAGGTTATGGTGAAGGTGAGATATTTACATCTGAGTATTATTCAGCTGCTGAAACTTCAACTGCTAATGCTAATTTTACAGCAGTTGGGAATTATGTAACCATCGGTGCATCTGGACTTATTGTTCCTTATGAAAATACGCTTGCTAATCGAGTGAATGCAATCGGTTATGTTATTAAACCCCCTACAGCTTCCGACCCTCTTCTCGGGATACATTTTAGATCATATAGGGTTGTATGATGATAGGATAAGATAGAATTTGCTTAATGATTTTATATAGTTTCAACGGCCAATTTAATGTTGTAACCATTAAATTGGCCACAAAAAATCATTGATGTCTTAAGATTCTTTTTACAGATATGAGGTTTGAGATGAATATCAAAAAAATTTTCAATGCATTGGGTGATATGCATATAGTTTCAGCCAGACTCAAGACTCGCGGAGAAGATGGGTTAGCTTCTCGTATAGAACGTCTTGCAGATAAGATGCTGAATGAGGTTGTTGATGAAGATGAAGCTTCAGACGACCGAAAGAATAGAGTAGCATCTATGTTTGAAGAGGGAGTCACACCAGAATTTGTAGATGCAGAAGACAGTTATTCTGGCGATGATTATTTAGAAGAATATCCCATAGACGACGAAGAATATATTGATGAGGAGTCTCCCGTTGAAGATTTATCGTTAGATGAGTACCCGGTAGAAGACGAAGGTTTTATCGATGAAGAACTCCCGGTTGAAGATGAATATTATGAAGATGAAGACCTTAATCTTTCTGATGAATATGCTACAGAAGACACATTTTCTGAAGACGAATATTTAGGAGACAATTATTCAGAAGATGAATATCCTATAGAGGATGAGAATTTAGATTATAATGATAACGAGGATTTTGATCTTGAGAGTATTGATCTTCAAGCCAGTAGAGTATTTGATGTTTCTGGTAGAAGGATAAGATCGTCAGCTGATCTTAGAACAGCTGAAGTAGATTTTACTCAAAGTGAGTTTATTACAGCAGCAGGAAAAAAACCGAGTAGATCTGAAGTTGCCCGTTCTTTTAGAAAGATGAAACAAAAAAAGGGAAAAAAAAAGACTTATGTCTGTTGTGAGAAACCTAGATTAAAGACCACTCTTAGCGGTGGGAAAAAGATATGGTATTCAAACTGCAAGTATAAAGCAAAATCTTCAACTGGAAAACCAATGTTAGCAAGTGTTTTTCGAGTTGTAGGGAAGGACCCTAGAAAAAAACCCAGATTTATCATGATGCATAATAAAAAAATGAAGTATTGTTAACGTCTCAATTTTTGTAATTTTAGGATTAGAGTTATATAGCTGTGAGGCGAGTCCACGTTTGATTTATATATTAGCTTTTATCTAAGGATTTCAGAAAATGAGCAAAATAAATATTAGGAGATTTATATAATGGCACTTATTAATCCTTTCAATCCTTATTCTCAAAATAGAACAGCATCAACTGTTCCAGAATATGTTACTGATAACGGTGAACCAGTAATGGAAACGTTGCGCGCTGGTATTAAGAAACCTAGAAGTGGAAAAACTTCTTTTTCTAATTCTACTCCTCTTATTGCAAGCAATGGTGAACTTAACGCCACCAGTAAAAGGGACCTCATGAAGAATATGCTTACCATGAGGGATATGGTTCAACAGGGGAAAATCCGCAGATCTTCAGCTGATATAACCAGACAGAGATTAGCTGCTCACAAAGAACTTTTAAGACAAGCCTTCAATGAGAGAAATAGTCAAGTATTTGAAGCGATTGGACAAGTTATTTCTGATGAAATCTATGAATCAATGGGAAGAGAAGGTTTTGCTCGAAATGTTTTAGCTTTCTGTCCTCTTGAAGGAGATGAAACAGCTCGTATTAAGATCAGAACCAAGGATGTTATTTCTTATGTTGTGACGGCGAACCCTGAAGTGGTTGCCTGTCATGTAAGAGCCCATTGGCTGTATCCACAAGAATTTTATTTGATATGCACTCTTTTAGCAGAAAATAAAGATATTGCTCAAACCGGTGGTACTTTAATTGATGATAAATACCAAGACGGTATGGAAAGCATTTTTGTACAGGAAGATCTGGTATGGAAGACCCTTGCTGATTTAGCTGCTCCTGCACAGAATAACCTTTATGTTTTTAATACCTTAACACCTTCTA